GTAAGTCTACTAAGGTAATTATTGTTTCTACCCCTCGTGGTATGAATCACTTTTACCGACTGTGGCATGATGCAGAATTGGATAGGAACGAGTACGTCACCACAGACGTTCACTGGTCGGAAGTGCCAGGTAGAGATGAAGCGTGGAAAGAACAAACGATCAAGAACACATCCGAATCTCAGTTCCGTGTTGAATTTGAGTGTGAATTTTTAGGATCTGTTGACACTTTAATTTCACCAGCCAAGTTGAAGACTATGGTGTATGATGAACCGATCAACCGTGGTAAGAGAGGAGGAGAGATATACGAAAACCCAGTAGATAAACACAATTATTCAATTACTGTTGACGTTGCAAGGGGAGTAGAGAAAGATTACTCTGCTTTCATAGTGTTTGATACTACAGAGTTTCCATATAGAGTTGTTGCAAAATATAGAAACAACACTATCAAACCAATGTTGTTTCCAAATGTTATTGCAGATTTTGCTAAAGCATATAATAATGCATACATCTTATGTGAAGTAAATGATATTGGAGATCAGATTGCATCTATATTATTCTATGATATGGAATATGAAAATGTTTTGATGACTGCTGTAAGAGGTAGAGCTGGACAAGTATTAGGTCAAGGATTCTCTGGTAGTAAGGTACAACTAGGAGTAAAGATGTCTAAGACTGTCAAAAAGATAGGTTCACTCAACCTTAAGACTTTGATAGAAGCAGACAAATTAATAGTCAAAGACTATAATATTATTGCAGAACTTACAACTTTTATTGAAAAAGCAAACTCATTTGAGGCAGAAGAAGGATGTAATGATGACCTTGCTATGTGTCTAGTGATATTTGCATGGTTAGTTATGCAAGAGTATTTTAAAGAAATGACAGATGATGATATTAGAAAGAGAGTCTATGATGACCAAAGAGATCAGATAGAAGCAGACATGGCACCATTTGGTTTCATATCTGATGGAGTAAATGAAGAAACATCATTTGTAGATGATGAAGGAACTAGATGGAACGTAGATGAATATGGAGATAGATCTTATATGTGGGATTACTTATAGGTGGACTTAGATGAACCAGTCCTGTTTCTACATGAGAGGAAGTGTAGAACATGTGGTAAAATCTACTCACTAACAGAAGGGTTTTACCTCACTAGGAAGAGTAGAGGCGAGAAGCCATCTTCATATTCATATGAGTGTAAAGTTTGTACGATTGACAGAGTAAAGAATAAAAGAAGGAAAGATAAACTAGACGTATATCCTGACTGGTAGGTGGTTCATGTATCGTTTCCCCAGTGGAAAAGTGGTAAATTCTAAATAATAACAGAGAAAACAACTGAGAGTTCGAGGAACAACAACATGGCGCTAAATCTAGTATCTCCAGGCGTTAAGGTAAGAGAGGTAGACTTAACTGTAGGAAGAATAGATGGAATCAACGATCAAGTTGGAGCTATCGCTGGGCCTTTTGAAAAAGGGCCTGTAGACGAACCAGTTCTAATTGAGACTGAATCTGATCTTCTTGAAACATTTGGGGCTCCCAAATCTACTGACGGACAATACGAATACTGGATGACTGCATCCGCTTTCCTATCATACGGTGGTATCCTTAGAGTCTTAAGAACAAACAACGCAACCTTATCTAATGCTAACGCACCTGTTGGTGTTGCAATTACTAACCTTTCAATCAAGTCATCTGAAGACTACTACAACAATCGTAGTACAGATACTTCTTGGATGTATGCTTCTAGAAACCCTGGCTCTTGGGCAAATGACCTAAAAGTTTGCACCATTGACGGAAAGGCAGACCAAAGAGTTGCAATGGGTACAGACGGAATGGTTGTTGGATACGCAGTTACTGCTGGATTCTCAACTAGTGTTGCAAACACAGACGGTACTGTTGGAGTTCAAACAGGTTATCTCAAAGGAATTATTACACAGGTCAACGTTGGATCTATTGATGTTAAGATTGTAAGTAAGCATAACGTTACTACAGACGTTTGGAGTGCAGTAGATTACGAAGAAGGATCTAGTGTTGCTGCTTTCCAAGGTTATGATGTTGGAATCTATAACGATAACGTTAATACAGATTCAACAGTCAACTATGCAAACAGATTAAAAATCTTTAATACATCTGGTGCATCACAACCTGTACAAAGAACATCATTTACTGGTGCAATCGGTATTGGTTCTACATCTCTAAGTTTCCAAGCTGATTTCGATACATTTAAATCTGCACCTGGCGACACAGTTAAGTCACAGAACGGAACTTACTCTGGTACTATCGTTTCTTATGCAACCACTGGTGGTGCTGCAGAAATTATCATGGATACATCTGCGACTGTTGCGTTTGCTAACACTACATTCGTTGTCGTATCTGCTGCATCAAGTGGACTTTACCTAAGAGAAGGTAATACAATCGTTGATTGGTATGATCAACAGACACTTGGTCTTACAAACAGCACAGTTAAGTGGAGTGCAATCGCACCTAAACCAACCACTACTGAGTATGGTAAGGAAAGAAACGCAAAGAACGACGAGTTCCATGTAGTTGTAGTTGATGACACAGGATCTGTAACAGGTACATCTGGAAACATCATCGAGAAATGGGGTGGATTATCAAAGGCATCTGATGCTAAGATCTCTCCAAGTACAGGTGTTTACTACAAAGATTACATTGCAAACTTCTCTAACAACATATTTGTTGGTGCGCCACAGACTGGTGTTGGTATGAAGCATACAATGATGAGTGGATATACAATAGATTCAAGTGGTACATGGGGATCTAAAGCACAAGGAGTTGCCTTCAATGGTTCTGGTGCAAGTATCTTCTCACTTGCAAATGGAAATGATTACGGTGGAGTTGATCAGTATGAGTGTACTCTTGGTGATATCATAGGTTCTTATACAGTCCTTGATAACCCTGCTGAGTACTCAGTTAACTACCTAATCCAAGGCCCTTCTGGTGGAGCTTCAATCTACGAAGCACAAGCTAAGGCAAACAAATTACTTAGCATTGCAACAGTTCGTAAGGATTGTATCGCATGTATTTCACCTTACAGAACAGGTGTTGTTGGTGTAACTGACACTGATAAACAGACTGCAAACATCATATCATTCTATGATAGTTTACAATCTACATCTTATGGAGTTTTCGACTCAGGTTACAAGTATACCTTTGATAGATTCAATAACACATTTAGATACATTCCTCTTAATGGTGATATTGCTGGATTGATGGCAAGAACATCCATCAACTCATTCCCTTGGTTCTCACCAGCTGGTGCAACTAGAGGATCTATCAACGATGCAGTTAAACTTGCATACAACCCATCACAGGCACAGAGAGATCAACTCTATCCTAAGAGAATCAACCCTGTTATGTTCTCACCTGGCGCTGGCATCGTACTATTCGGTGACAAGACCTCACAAAAAGAAGCTTCTGCATTTGACAGAATCAACGTTCGTCGCTTGTTCTTAACAATCGAAGGAACTATTGAGAGAGCTGCAAGATCACAACTATTCGAGTTCAACGACGATCTTACAAGAACAAACTTCTTGAATATCGTTGAACCATTCCTTCGTGATGTTAAGGCTAAGAGAGGTATTTCAGACTTCGTAGTCATCTGTGATGAAACCAATAACACACCTGATGTTATTGATGCGAATACCTTCAAGGCAGATATCTTCGTGAAGCCTGCAAGATCTATTAACTTCATTGGTCTAACCTTTGTTGCTACTAGAACTGGAATCAGCTTCGATGAAGTTATCGGTACTGCTTAAACTTTACTAAATACACACGATAAGAGGAACTTACTCTAATGGCTATTAACAATAAACCCAGCATGGATTCAAGGACTATAGACGCCTTTAAGTCTAAGCTGGTTGGTGGTGGCGCAAGACCTAATCTGTTTGAAGTTGAACTTCAATGGCCTGACTTTCTAACTGGAATCGCCGATGATGTTCAAGAAATGGCGAGATTCATGGTAAAAGCAGCTAACCTCCCTGCATCCAACATCACTCCAATTGACGTTCCATTTAGAGGACGAAATTTAAAGATTGCTGGTGACAGAACATTTGATGTTTGGACAATCACAATCATCAATGATACAGACTTCAAACTTAGAAATGCTTTTGAAATCTGGATGAATGGATTAAACAAACACCAAGACGCAACTGGAGAAACAACTCCAGCAACTTACCAAAGAGATGCATATGTTTACCAGTTAGGTAGAAATGCTAAGGATGGTAGTACAGACTTAGGCGAAGCGGGTGGTTCAATACCTGTTCTTAAGGCATATAAATTCCACGGAATATTCCCGACTAACGTTAGTGCGATTGAACTTTCATACGATCAACCTGATACTATCGAAGAGTTTACAGTTGACCTACAAGTTCAGTGGTGGGATGCCCTTGCGAAGGATGGTTCATCTATTCTTGGCACAACTGGTGGTTAATATCTAGGTTTTGTGTTATAATATAAGATATAAATAACTGGGACAGCCCAGTACTAGTGAGTTAATGGCTAAATTATTTGGTTTTAAAATAGAGAAAGATGACGAACAGGCAAAGAACGTCGTCTCTCCTGTACCCCAAACGAATGAGGACTCCTCGGACTATTATGTTTCGAGTGGTTTTTATGGGCAGTACGTTGATATTGAAGGTGTATTTAAGTCAGAGTTTGAGTTAATAAAAAGATATCGTGAGATGGCACTACACCCAGAAGTGGACTCTGCCATTGAAGATATAATAAACGAAGCAATAGTTTCGGATCAGAATGATTCTCCTGTAGAAATAGATTTGGAGAATCTTCCAGCATCTGCAAAGCTTAAAGAATTAATTAGAGATGAGTTCAAGGCAGTAAAGGAAGTCATGAACTTTGATACTAAGTGTCATGAGATATTAAGAAACTGGTATATTGATGGTAGAATCTATTATCACAAGGTAATTGATCTTAAGAAACCAGAAGAAGGACTTAAGGAAGTTAGATATATTGACCCACTTAAAATTAAGTTGGTAAGAAAATTAAAGACTGACCCTACTCTAAATGGAGTAATCAGATCTGTTAGTGGAAATAATCCAGCTGATGTAGAATCTCCTGAGATAGAAGAGTATTACCAGTATGATCCTAGTGCGACTAATAGTAAAAATGCTTTAGGTGCTATTGGTCAAACTCCTTTCTCTACTAAACAGAGACCAGTGAAGATTGCACCAGATGCTATCACATTTTGTCACTCAGGTTTAGTTGATAGAAACAAACAAACTATTCTTTCTTACTTACATAAGTCAATCAAGGCACTTAATCAACTAAGAATGATTGAAGATAGTCTTGTTATATACAGACTATCAAGAGCTCCAGAACGTAGAATATTCTATATCGATGTAGGTAATCTACCAAAGATCAAGGCAGAACAATACCTCAAAGAGGTAATGAACCGTTACAGAAACAAATTAGTATATGACGCATCAACAGGAGAAATTAGAGATGACAGAAAACA